ATGGACGGCAGGCACCGACTAATGAAGGCAATGCTTCTTGGTCACGAAACAATCAAGGCGGTAAGGTTTGACGAAAACCCATCGCCTTGTGATGTTGAAAATGATTAAACAAACCACATCAGCGGTGCATTGATATATGGCTAGACCCACGATCTACTCTGCTAAATTGGCAACATCAATACTTACCAGAATGATAAGCGGGGAGTCTGTTAGGTCTATATGTAGCGACGATTCAATGCCCGATAAATCGACCGTGTTCCAGTGGGTGGCAGACGATAAAGAAGGGTTTTCCGACCGCTACGCAAAGGCGTTTCAAGCAAGGATGGTGATACATGCCGATGAATTGCTTGATATTGCCGATGATGGCACTAACGATTACATGCTTCGAGAGAATCCAGATGGTGATGCCGCTTACGCCGTGAATGGCGAGGCGGTAGCCAGAAGTCGGTTAAGGGTTGATACACGTAAATGGTTGCTTTCCAAGCTGACCACTCGATATTCTGACGGAAAGGAAGAGGATAACAAGGTAGATCTGGCTGAAGTCATATCCAAGCTTTTAGATAAGCTCCCCAACTAACATGAGTGTCAATATTATGAATTGCACCGTGTTGGCACGAGGAATCAATGATTATCCTCATCCGGATTTTGGGGCCGATTACTTCATCGCGACATACCATCTATCAGATAAAGAATCATTTGTTGGATTTGGCGCGACGATGTCATTGGCTGTGACTGACCTCGAAGGGCTGATTGAGATTGCAGGGATATAATGCATACCGGCAATCTAGCACTCGACAGGCAATTATCTAGGTGGTACCCGCTAAAGGATCACACCACGCAGCTTGAGCTTGTTGGGGCGGTTCATAGTGGGACTAGGTTTCCACTTGTTCCAGCGGGCCGCCGATGCTTGGAGGCTGGTACGCTGGTAGCTACCCCGAGCGGGCCCAAGCCCATAGAGTCGCTATCTATTGGTGATGAGGTGATAGGCTTTAATGGGGGTGGTCCAGAAGTTACAACTGTTTCCGAGACTCACTATAATGGCATGCAGGAAGTAATCCCTCTATTGAATCGAGACACTGAATACCTAGCAGCGACAAATAATCATAAGTTGTGGGCGGCGAATGAGGGATTTTTTAGTCGAGGGCATGGCGGATATTCAAGAGTTAAGGTGTCCGATCTAACCAAGAGGCTTAGGGTTAAGCGCGCTTACTGCACCGACCTTATTGCTGGTGTCGGGAATAAGGTTAATCACACCTATGCGCTTGGCGCGTTCCTCGGTGATGGATGTTGTCGTGAGGGCGGTGGCGGCGATGGGATGCACCAAAAGGGATTGTCTATATCATCACCAGATAGCCTTATTCCGTCAAAGATAGCAGCCATGCTAGGGTGTGAGTTCGTCAAGCGACACGAAAACAACCACACCTATTACATTAAATACGGCCTTGGGTGCGTTGATGCTATCCCATACTATCGAGAGTGGGCGCATAATAGGTACTCTCATGAGAAGATGGTTGATCTATCTGTGGTAGATTCATGGGATAAAGAAAGCGCATTATCTTTCTTGGCTGGGGTGCTTGATACAGATGGCTCGATTTACTTTAAGACTGACCGCAAAAAAGAAGTCGTGGTGACCATAGGCATGCAGTCTGATTCGGTCATTCAGGCTTGCTCCGATATCATATTTAAATACCTTCAAGAGAGGGTGACCACGCACGTCGATAAGCGTGATAAGTACAAGAATGGATTCGTTCACTACATCCGTACTACGTCAAACATGCAGTCGATGTTGGTTATCAACGCGTTGAAAGGCGCGTCCATTAGGTGCGATAAAGTTGATGTGTCGGGCATTGATTCGTGGCTAGATAAGTCTGAGCGGGTTGGTTTGAAGCATGGCGAGCCGAGAATATCAAAGACATACGATATAACCGTGGCTAATGACACTAACCTGTATGTACTTCACCACGGCGGAATAGTTACATCGAATTCAGGAAAGACGGAAAGATTCAAGCGCTTCTTAGTCAAAGAGGCCAATAAGGTCGTAGGTCAATACTTCGCAGCAGCCCCAACACATGACCAAGCAAAAAAGATATTCTGGCAAGACCTCAAAGACTTCTCCCTATCCATCACCCATAAGCGCAGGCCCTCAGAGTCAGATAGAATAATATTCTTCGATAATGGCTCAGAGATTCACGTTATAGGGTTAGATAAGCCTCAGCGCATTGAAGGCATACCATGGAAGGGCGGGGGCATTGATGAGTTCGCTGACATCAAGGCTGGGGCGTGGGAGGCAAACATCTACCCGGCGCTAAGCACTGTAAACCCTCTGGATCCTGATTATCGGGCATGGTGTTGGCTGCTTGGCGTTCCTGATGGATTGAACCACTATTATGACTTGTGCCAGATTGCCGAGGCTGGAGACCCTGATTTTAAGGTGTTCCACTGGAAGAGTGCTGACATACTGCCTCAAGATGTTATCGATGCCGCTAAGCGATCAATGGGGCCAAAGCAATATCGTCAAGAGTACGAGGCGAGCTTTGAAACTGCTAGTGGGCGCATATACGAGGATTACAGCAAAGAAAACTACACCGATGAAGTGATATTGCCACACGAGCAGCTTCATTGGATGCACGATCAAAACTACACTCCGCTATCGTCTGCTGTTGGGGTGATTCGTGATGACTCGCTATACCTTCTCAATGAGATAGTTCTAACCAGCGCGGTTAGCAGCCAGTCAGCGGAAGAATTTGTAGTCAGATTCAAGGATCATGGCAATAAAGTTGTACGCCTATACGGTGATCCAGCGGGAAGGGCTGGCGAGAAGCACGGCCACGCATCTGACTACACCGATATTAAAAAGGTTCTAATGCGTGAAGGCTGGCGAGTAATCAACAAAGTTAAGAAGTCGCACCCAGCAATAAAGGACAGGCAGAACCAAGTCAGGGCGAGAATTAAGAACGCCGCTGGCGAAATAAAGCTTTACATTAACCCAAGAGCCGCAGAATGGTGCCATAAGGGCATTTCTACTGTACAATTGCAGAAAGGCAGCACGTTCCAAGAGGATCAGAAGAACCAGTATCAACATATAACCACCGCAATAGGCTATATGGTTGATGTTGTTTGGCCTATCAACAAACCAGTAATACACACCGGAATAGGAATGGCGAGATGAGTGTCGACACAGAGCACAAAGAATATACGGATAACATCGGCACTTGGGAAAAGATTGATGATATATGTGACGCTAATAATGTTGATCAGTATCTTCTTACTCTGAATCCTACCGATCCCAGCAAAGAGATGGAGGCCCGAAACCTAGCCTATCGAAACAGAGCTATTTTTTATCAAGTTGCCGGCTATACATCATCTGGAATGCTTGGGATGATATTCGCGAAGAAGCCGGTATTGGTTGTCCCTGATTCCATGGATTACATGACATACAATGCAAATGGCTCAGGATTGTCAATATATCAGCTGTCACAAATGACGGCGCGAGAGGTAATCAGAAAGTCTCGGGCGGGGCTTTTCGTATCTTTTCCTGATACTGGCGGCGTTGTGTCTCAGGCAGACATGGATTCTGGTGGTATATTCTCAACGATTCACCACATATCGGCTGATCAGATAATCAATTGGGGCGAGATGTTGGTCGGCTCAAGAATGATGCTTTCTTTCGTTGTCATAAAAGAGGAGGTAGAGGAGGAAGGCGATGATAAGTTTGATGTGGATGTGGTTGATCAGCGTCGCGTGCTTTCGCTGGAGGATGGTGTTTTCGTAATATCGCTATATCGTAAAAATGATAGCGGCGACTGGATCATTTATGGCGAACCTAAGGTTCCTCTTGATGGGGGCGGAAATAAATGGAATGAGATCCCGTTTGTTTTTGTCGGTGCTGATAACAATGATTCATGTGTAGATGAGCCTTACATGAAAGGCCTTGTTGATTTAAATATTGGGCACTTTAGGAATAGTGCAGACTGGGAGGAGTCTGTGTGGTTTTGTGGCCAGCCTCAGCCGTGGATGAGCGGAATTACTCAAGAACACCTTGACTTAATGAGTAAGAATAACATGTATTTCGGCTGCGCTCACTTAGTTGGCGTTCCATCTGGTGAAACGCTAGGAATAGTGCAGGCCGACCCAAACCCTGTAGTTAGGCAGGCAATGATCGACAAGATAGATATGATGGTTGGCATGGGGGCTAGGTATATACAGCCGAATAGCTCAACAAAAACCGCCACAGAGGCAGAAGGCGACCAGAAGTCACAGCACAGCATCCTATCCACCATATCTGAGAACGTCAGCAGCGCATACACTAAGGCATCAATGTTTGCTGCTAGATATATGAGCGAGCCGGAGGATGATGTTCTTTATGCTACAACCACCGATTTTGTAGCCAAGACGGCGACAGCTCAAGAGCTACAGGCTGTTATTGGCGCGTTTATTCAGGGTGCGCTTCCTCCTGGTGATTATTTCGCTTGGCTTCAATCGCGTGGTCTTGTTGCAGAAGAGAAGACGATTGATGAGTTTCTTGAGGATGTTGGGCGGGTTCGCATGCCCAATCTTGGCGAATAGCAATGCCTACAGCACCCCCAGCTTTAATTGAAATAGCCACCCGGCACCAATCGCACTATGAGCGGCTGAAGTCTGCCGAGGTTAAGAAGTACGACGAGTTTCTGATTAGGCTTGATAAAGAGCTTCGCGAGGAGCTTACCAAGTCTGAAATTTCGGATCTTACCCGCGCAAGATTAGAACGAAAGATCAGGGCAATAAATGCACTGGTTAACGGTGTATACACTGACTACAAAAAGGTTTGGTCTGATGGCGTTAAGTCAGCGTCGCTTTACGAGGCCGGGTTTGAGGTCAAATCACTTGGTGTTGTCGTTGCCAATGTTGAATTTTCGCTCCCTAGTGATAGCCAGATAAGCGCAGCTGTATTTAACACGCCTCTAGGGGATATAGGTGGGCCTGCTGGCGGATCTCTGCTTGAGTCGTACTTTGATGAGGATGTGACAAAAAAGACCGTTAGGCGCATAGAGGGCGCGGTTAGGTCTGGATATGCGCAAGGCGAGACAACCGCTAAGATAGTTAGGAATATTCGAGGCACTGCGGCGGCTGGATACAATGACGGCATTTTGTCCATAGCAAAGGGCGATGTCGAGACCGTTGTTAGGACTGCATTGCAGCACGCATCATCTCAAGCCCGTGAGGAAGTTTGGCGTAAAAATGACAGCGTAATCAAGAAAGTTCGCATTGTTGCTACGCTAGATTTCAAAACATCCGGCGTTTGCAGGGCCTTAGATTCTCAGGAGTTTGATGTTGGCAAGGGGCCGAGGCCGGCGTTTCACCCGAATTGCCGAACTACCACGTCTTCAGTAATAGATGACCGCTATAAATTCCTAAGCGAAGGCAGGCAGCGATCAGCTAGAGATTTCGAGACTGGAAAGGTCGTGCATGTTGATGCCAATACTTCCTATTACCAGAGGCTTAAAAATGCCAATGCTGACATGCAGGATTCTGTGATAGGCCCGACAAGAGGAAAGCTGCTTCGTGATGGCGGGTTGAGCGCAGAAAGGTTTGCTGAGCTTCAACTAGGGAAGAATTTCGAACCACTAACGCTTGATGAGATGCGCAAGCTGGAACCTATCGCATTCAACCGCGCTGGGTTATAATTACAAGCGGTATTAGCATAAACGGGAAAGAGGAAAATGAAATTGAATAAAGTTACAGACAATCGAATTGAAAAACCAAACGATCCATACTCAAATGACTGGCCTGAATATTGGGTTCAGAATCCAAATAAGCATAAGGGTGTAGGCTCTGATGCTTCTGACGGTGGG